ATTTAAACGGCTGGAACATAGGCATTTTAGCCACCCCCTGCGAAGGTTTCGGTCATGTTTTGTAGGTTGGCGTTGGGGTCGAGCGCTTGCGCCTCGCCCAAGCTGAACTTACGCTTAGACAGATATTCCTGGATGTTCTTGTCGCGCAGCGCGTTGGAAAACTCAGTGCTGCCGAGTTGCTGCTGGTATGCTTGGCCGGCTTCTGCGCGGCCGGTGCCCACTGCACCCATGCGCGCCTGTTCGTAGGCGTCGGTGCGCTCGCGGCCAAAGTTACCCATGGCGGTATCGTAAGCCTCATCGCCGGGACGCAGCCCCTTGTTGCGCAAACTGACTTCCATCTGCTGTTCACGCTGCTGGAACTGCGGGTCTAAGCGAGAGGCAGACCGCCCATATGCGGCGTCTTCAGCGCGTTGGCGTAGCTCGTCAGGGCTGAATTCCAACCCCGCCCCCTCGCCGAACTGCGCCCAATCCGGCGCACCGCCCATTTCACCTTGAATACGCTCAATGGCGCCGGTTTGCAGCTCGCTTTGCGTGCCGGCCGCGCCCATCTGCTGGTCGAATATCTTTTGCATCTCGGGCGACAAACCCTGCCCCTGCGTCCACTTAGTGACACGCTTGCCGGTGGCGGGGTCTATCATCGACTCCTGCCCCCACGTAACCGATCCGAAAGGGTTGTACTGATCGGGACGGTCGGCATAGGTAACATCCCGCGCAGTTTCACGCTCCTGAATACCTGTCTCTTTGGCCGCACCTATTGTATCGGGCGGTGTTGGCCCTGATTTCTTGCCCATCTACTCATCCCCCATCTGGGTGTATCCGCTGCTGTCAGGTACGCTGGGGCTACGGCGGTAGGCCGCTGCGCTAACTTTTGGTGGTGCCTCTTTGGCCCCCGCAGCCCGTAAGGCTTGAACGATAGGGTTTACGTCGCCACCAGACTGCGGGGGGTCGATGGCCGCTGCACCGGGCGCGCGGATCGCGCCAAGCGAGTCTTCGGCCCACTTGGGCATGTACGCGGGGCGGATACCGGTGCCCATGCCGGGTAGCGTGGGGGCGTCACCTTCCAGCATGGAAGGGTTCCACTGCAGCAAACCTTTATCTACCGCAGTCTGTCTACCAGGGGCGTTAAGTTTGCTGTAAATTTCGTCAACCTTACCCATCACGCCGCCTCTATTTTTCGCAGGTACTTACAGTTCTCGCGCTTCAATTCCATTACCACGTAGTCTACACCATCTCTAAACGCTTCGGGCAGCCTTAGAATCTCTGTAAACCCCATGTGAAGGTTTAGCTTTATGGCCTTTTCGTTATCGCCCGGGATGAAGCCGTAGATGAATTTCTTGTCGGAATGATTGAACGCGTAGTCGAAACATTCTTCGATGAATCCGTGTTTTAGCAGCAGCGGGTTGGTCAGCATGAAATGCGACTGCACTGAATTGCTTGTCCAGTTGTCGAATATGCATGCCCCGACCGTCTGGTTAGTGTCTGCATCAATCGCCATGATGCCTGACATATCCTCCACTTGGAGTATGCCGACCTGTTGATTAACCCAACCCCAATCGCTAGGGCCGTCGAAGGCGCGGAAGTGGATGTTCACAGCATCGGCCCCCCGTGGTCGTAAATGACATCGAATCCCGCCAGTATGATTTTTGAGTACGCGAAACCTCGCACCGCGACTGCACAGTACCGGCCGACACCGAACCCACCGTATGCAAAACCCCAACCTTCGGCGGTGCTTGCGCCCCAAACGGCGGAATCCCAGCTGTCGATATCCCAGAGTCCGACCTTGGCTGGCGCCGTCGCCAGCGGTGACCCCGCCTCTATGGTGCTGTAGTCAAAGCGCGGGGCGGCGGTGAACTCGGGCGCGGCCACGCCGATAAAATCAGGCCGAACATAATGAACGCGTTTAAACACTCCTGGCTTCTCAAACGCCGAGAAGCTGGTTAGCGTGGAGAACTCGATAGCGGTGGCGTTTACAGCAGGTGGTGCAGGTGGAGTCAACAGTACGTTGTCGGCTTCCTGATCCATATACAGAATCCGTCCGTCGGCATCGCCGAACACCACAGCATCGCGCCACGTACCGAAAGCGGTCATGGCAAGATCACGCCACAACCCCCAGCCCCGTATGCTGTGGTCGTAGTAATACTGAATCGGCCGCTGACCTTCCAAAGTAGGCGAATCGATAACTATGCCGCCTTCAGATGGGGTGTCTCGCACAGCCCAGCCAGCTACTTCACGGGTGGTCAGCATGTGGTTGCGAAGCAACGACGTGATGGGGGCGGTAACGCCCGAGTCAGCGCCGCTCGTCACCGATACGCCTTTGAGCAGGTCTGACATGCCAATAAGGCCGTAGACTGATAGCAAGAACAGCTCGCCACCTTGGTTGGTGCCGAATTTTGGCCCAACTGGCAGCGCGCCGATGAAATAAACGCCGCGCAGTTCCCACGTCGCCGCAGCCCCGGGATCATCGCCTTGATACACGACGACATCGCCCGCGCCACTGACGCCGACGAACAGATCATCCACGCCAGCGCCGCCGTCGATTGACCAGTTGAACAGCCCGCGCAGTGCGCCGCCCGATTTCATTTTGGAGCCGAAGGCAAACTTGGTGGCCGCACCGGTGATCGCGCCGATGCCGAGATACCACGAATCGGCCGCGTCTTCTTCGATCAGCCAAATGCGCTGCTTATGGACGGCGATAAAATTGATGTTCGTGGTGGTGGGGCCGGTGATTCCGACCGTCTGCGCCCATGTGGTGGTCGCCACGTCGTATGTAAACAGCCCGTTCTTGCTGTCGGCATACATCATGGTCTTAACGCCACCGTCGGTTATGTAGGCGATAAACACCCCATACCCGGCAGCGTCTGTTTGATCGGCGAAAGTGAACTTGATGACCGGAGCCGCGCCGGGGGTGGTCACATCCCAGATACCCTCATTATTCACGGCAAACAGCCGATCATCACTGCCATCGGCTGCAAGCCCGTTGAATGGCATGATCGTGGTAGCGCCGAGATTCCCGCCGTCATCTACCCCTATCTGCCACTCTCGATACCCTTTGCGAAGCTCAAGACCGCCGTCATTAGGCACAAGATTGAAGGTGTAAGTGCAGGTATCCAGTGCTCCGGCGGCGATCGGCACCCGACCATCAAGCCCTTTATAGGGCGCAGGGACGCGGAATAGCTTTGAGGCTTGTTTCTTGGGGCGCTTGAGCTGGCCGCGCTGCAGGCCGTGAACGGCCATTACTGTCCGTAGCCCGTATCAGGGATATTACCTACATTGAGGTACGGATAGGCGTTGGTGCCGCCAACATCCAGTATGGGCGCGCCTTTCTCGGTACCAGTCAGGAACGAGAACATTTGGTTGAAGTCGTCTTGCGCTTTGGTGGTGTCGAAGCCCGTAGCCTCCAAAAACTTGAGTTTCAAGTACCGGCTCAACAGCGTCCGGTGGATAATCGGCGTTTGATCACCTGCGGTAACTTCATCAGTGAATGTAAACGGCATCGTAGCCGATCGCACCCATTGGGTGGACATGTACTCGAAATTGATGTCTAGCCCGGTAGGGGGCGGTTCGGGGTATATCTTGAACTGCCCGTCGATCAGGCGGAACGAGGCGTAAAGCGTGTTCGACGCCAGATTACGCCCCTTGAGGTACGCCCAGTCCTGCGGTGATAACGGGCCGCCGAGCGGTACGCGCTGCGAGCGTTCCCAGCCTGTCTGATTGATCATGTAGGCGAAGTCAGAGGGCAGTGGATACGTGCCTGTATCACCGGATTGCGTGAGAATCTGGTGTTCTTTAAGCAGCTGCTCCCAAGGGTGCGCCTCGACAAGTTCTTCACCTGCTATGTTCAGCAGGTATCGAAGTTTTACAAAGGTCGGGTCGCTGGAAGCAAAGGGGTCTACGACGGGCGCAACACCCACTTCCGCAGCTACGCGGTTGAGGATGTTGTTAGCTGTGGAAAGGGTGTTGATACCCATCTGTTAGACCTCGGGGGTGGCTGCAGCTTCCAATTCAGCGGGCGGCTTCTGCGTTCGGTTACGGCGTTTGGGTTTGGCCTCGGGAACATTCACTTCTGCTGGCGGCGATACTCCGGCCATGGTCAGCTTGGTAATGGCCGCTTGCATATCGGCTAGCTGCGCCGCCTGCGACTTGAGCTGCTCATCTTGAGAAGCCAGCTGAGCGGTGAGAGCTTCTTTTTCCGCGATTAATTTGGTCTGATCGGCGTACTTCAAAAACTCTTGCGCGCGTTGCTTCAGTGCGATACCGCCGTGGATCGCTGACAGGTTATTGTCTGCAGCGTTTACCAGCTGCTCAACCGTCTTGATCTGCATGAACGACAGCGTTTCAACCATGCTGCGTGAAATCTGCGGCCACTCAAACAGCGGCGTGCCTTCTTCCGGCATCTCAGTACGTGATTTAAACGCATCGTAATGGCGAGGGAATCGGGCCTTATCGCGCCCTGTAGCGGGGCGGCAGGCTTGTGCATCGCGCTTACCGGGCACCCGAATTTCGATGTATTCGGTGTCCTTGAAAATGGGGCGCCCTTCGCTCTGAGTGGCGTCTTTGTCTTCACGCTGCTTGATAAAGAACTTAACCAGCAGGTTCGCGTCTGCCTCGGCCTCTCGGCCTGTGGCAAAATCATCGGGGTTAGGGGTTGACATCATAATTTCTCTGCCTTTTTTGAGAAATGAGAAAAGAGAAGCGGGGGCGGTTAAGCCCCCGTTACGGGGTTAGTAAACGAAGTCACACATGATGATCTTAGCGTCGGCGTCCATGGCCCGTGCGCAGATATCTGTGTTAGCGGCGGTCGCAATGTTTACGTCCAGCGTACCATCTGTGGCACCTGTCGGCGTAAGGGGGTCACCATCCGCGCCAGCAGCCAAAGCGATACTGAGAGTAGCCGGGCCGCAGACCTGAACCCAGCCAAACTCGCCATCGGCCAAAGCCGCTTGAAGCACGCCCGCGCCAACTTCATCACTGTCGGTCAAGTCCGAGGTGACGATAGTGGCGGTGGCATCGCCCACGGCGACCTTAGCGTAGTAGGCGACTTCACCAGCTACGCCGGCAACCGCAGCGGCACCCGCTTCGTACTGGATGTATTTGTAGAGTTTCTGTGGACCTTCAGGGAAAATATCCCCCGAGAGGGTGCCCAACTTATGCTGCGCTACGGCGTCTTTAGCTGTGCGGTTAAATCCAATGATGTTCATAGTGGTACCTATCGTCAAATGGTGTAAACGGTTTAAGGGGGCCGAAGCCCCCTAACTACCTTTAGCCGTTCGCGTCATAGCGGCCTTGGAACATCCGACCACTGGTGGTCAGGTTACCGGCCCAAGCCATGATTTGAACTTCCGCGTCTTGGTTAGTCGCGTAGCGACGATTCGGAGACAGCGGGACCATGTTACGGTCGGCATGCGGGCGGTAGTGCAGGTACTTGGTGTTCAAGAAGAACGCCGTACCAGCCGGGGCGCCGGAGCCGTTGGACCCGTTATAGATACCGCCATCCAGATACACATCGGCGTCCATGAACTTCACTGATGCAAAACCAGCATCTGCGGTATCGGTGTTGGTGAACCGCTGTTGCGCCTGCATAGACGCGATATACGCGTTCCAGACAGAGGTATCAGCCATGATGCAATCAGGGCGATCCATGCCCCGCACCAGATTAGCCCACAGCAAGTTCCAGAATCCTTGGATCTTAGAGGCATCCAGACCGTTAGCAGCGGTTTGGTCACTTACGGCATTCTGCCAGAAAGTGAACGCTGAACCGTCGATACCACCGTAAGCAGCAGCAGTCGGATCAACCGGTACGGCTGCTTCCAGACCATCGATCTGCTTACCGCCAGCTGCCGTACCATCCGAGTACAGGCCGCCGGTGATCAAGTTAGCCATGGTGGCTTCTGCCACTTCCAGCCGGCTTTCCATCAGGTCGATCAGCTTTTCACGGCCGCTGTTCTGCAGTTGTTCAAGGCCGGAGATAACAACCGGTACGGCTGCTTGCTTGATGTCGTACTCAGCGGCGCTGATTACGTCAGAAACACCAACAGGCAGCAGGTCGTAACCCGAGTACCAACCAGCGTTGTTGTTTTCGGCGAACGATAATTCTTGGAGAATTTTGTGGCCGCCTGAGAAGGTCTTGATACGACCCTGCTTTTTCAGCTTCATCAGAAGGGCGTTGTTGTTCGTCACGTTATCCGCAATCTTGCGGGTACGGGACTCGATCGTAGTAGCGAGGATGTCGCTGATCGAGGAATTTGCAAAGGCCATGATGGGCGCTCCGTCAGTTAATAAAGAATCTCTGCTTGCCTAGTCGCCGTGTAAACGGAAACCCTGCGCTTTATCAACCATTCGAGGCCGTGATGGGTGCTACCGAGGCTGGCCCGTGGCTTTGAAAAGTCAAAATGTAATTATGATAATAGCGCAGAGTTTAAACAGCATCAACCACTTGCCGCTTCATCGAACGCTGCGGCGATCTCATCCCGCATCGATAGTGAAGATGGCCCACCCCCGGTACCGGTCTGTCGGCCGGAAATGCTGCTGGCTGCATTCCGCTTACTGGCGATAAGGCTCTTGCCACCGGTGATCGCCTCGTTGCGCGCTCGCTCAGTCAGCACCTGTGAAATCTCGGGGTGCGCCTGTACTGCCCGGTCATATGCCTGCTGCAGCGTGAGTTTTACACCGCGTTTGGCTGACAGGTCGATAATATCAGCCATGTCTTCGCGCACGTCGGCTATGAACTCAGCGGACTTGGCAAACTCCTTAACACCGTCAGCCGCCTGTTGGCGCCCTGCATTCTGCTGCTGCGATTGGATGTTGCCGACCGTCTGCATGAACTCTTGCATGGGCGCTAACTTCTGTTCAAGCATCCGTTCCATGCTCGCCTGCTGCGGGTCGGCTTGCTGATACCCGCCCTCGGGCGCATTGCCAACCAACACCTGATCGAGTGCGTTGATGTCGATACCGTACTGCTGGATGATCCGAGCGACTTCCTGTGCCTTCTGCTCGGGCGTACCCATGCGCATAGCAGCCATACTGCCGAAAGCCGCTTGCATGGCCTCTACAGGGTTGCTATAGCCGTCAGCGGCCAGCACAGGGCCGAAGGATTGCGCCACTTGATTGATTTGTTCGTAGGCTTGGCGGGCTTCTTTGGTGCCTGCCATGCTGTCCACCATCTCCCGCTCACGGGCAGAGATGCGTTCTTGCAGTTCGCGCGGAACCTTTGACCACTGTTCGCGCTCTTTTGGCGACCAACCTACCGGAGCCTTTAAACTGTCCGTAGGTTTGTCGTCGGATGAGTCGGAGGGCGCATCGGCCGCAGCCTCGGCAGAGGAAAACTGTTTATCGCCCTCTGCGCCCTCCTTTTTGTCGGTATCGGTTGATTCGGCGGCACCTTCTGCCTCGATGGTATCCGTGTCGCTCTCCGCAACTACGCCGTCGTCCGTGTCGTCAACCGACTCCACAACTTGTGGAGTTTCATCTAAGTCGCTGGCGTCGTCAAGGTCGTCAACCGCCGCGTTTAAATCATCTCGCATTCCCATAGTCTCTGCCTCTATCGGTTTTCGTGCATTTCAATTGCACGTTTGATGGTTTCAACCCGCTCGTTTTTGGCTTGGCGGGTGTTACCGGAAAGGACGCCCGCACGCTCGGTAGCTTTGCGGTCGAAATAGTTTTCACCGTAATCGGCCATGTTGGTCACGCCATGCCGCTCGTTGTGGCGGCGTAGTTGCCCCCGATCAGTGATCCGCTGACCGTCGATAGGGCTTATGAATTCATCCAACGCTCTCAACACCGTCGGTGCATCAGGGTCGATAGTGTGGAATTCCGACTTCGGGATGAATTCACCGGTTTCGGAGTCCTGCACCCACGCCCCGCGCTGCGGCTTCCTACCTTCGCCAAAAATAGCGTCGTAATTGGCTTCAAACGCCTTGCTGTTTACACGGCTTCTAAGAGTCATTGCTGTCTGCCTCAACAATAGTTAATTTAACCGGCGCCGCCGCCCATGCTGGCGCCACCGGTGTTGCTGCCGCCGTAAGGCTTGCCGCAGGTCGGGCACTTCTTAGGCTTTTTGGCCGCCTTCTCGATATCTTGGCGGCGGTCGGCTTTCGTGTCTGTTCCGTAATTGTTAGGCATCGTCACCACCCTTGGGTTTGGCTTCAGGTTTCTGCGTCATCTGACTTTCGGTGATCTTGGCGCTAGCTGCCGCGCCGATTTCACGAATCTTGTTGGCAGTCTTCACGCCCTCGGCCTCGATATTAATCTGAGCCTCGAACAAGTCTTTTTGCATCTCACCTTCCATGGTGGCTTGCGTCTGCTGAATGTTAGTTTGCGCCTGCACCTGTTCTAAGAGCAAGTCGGCCTGCAGCTTGGCATCGGTTTCAGTCAGTGCACGGGTCATGTCGGCGTTGACTTCAATCAGTTTCATCTGGTGGTTGGATGTAGCGGTCTGAAGGTCCGCTTGAACATCATGCTCGCGCAGGCGCATGTCCGCCTCGGCCTTCGCCTGAATCTTACCAAGCTCGCCCTGCTGCTTCTGTTGCTCGGCCTGCATGGCCATCTGAGCGGCTTGCATGGCTGGATCCGGCTTCTCGCCTTCACCCTGTTGAGCCTGCTGCGTAGCGGCCTCGATAGCACGGTCTAAGACGCCCTCAATCTCGCTGGCGCCCTTGAAGCCTGCCAATCCCCATTGCAGCATCTGCAACAAGAACGGCTTAGCGGCGGGGTCAGACTCCATCAGCGGTTGCGCGGACTGCATGAAGTTCGATAGCGCGCCCAGGAACTCGGTGCGCTCGTTCTTGAGCTGCGCGTAATCCACCATGGCGACTGATTCGGGGCGAATTTCTACCCTGAGTCGTGCAGCTGCCGGATTCTTTATCAGCTCGATAGCTTGTGGCAGCTTGTCAATGTCTGGCGAAAACTGCATGTTCGACCGCTGTGCGATCGTTTCAGGGCTGAAGTGCTTGGCGATGATCTCGGCTTTGATCTGGAATAGGTCAGTTGCAAAGCGGGCGAATTGGTCCTGCAGTGCCTGCACGCGGATAGAGCCAAACTTGGCTTTCATCTGGGACTGCCCGACACCTTCATAGGCTGAGCCCAACTCACCGCGCATGATATCCGACATGCCGGTAACCTGCTGCAGTAAACCAATAGCCTCGCTGCGGAGTTCGCGCAGCTTATCAAGCGCGTTCACGATGTCGCCAATCGGCATCCAATCGATTTGGCCTTTGAGGCCGTTCTTTTCACCAAAAATCGCCCAGTTCGATACCGGGATCAACTTGTTATCGCTGCCGTGGTTCATCATCGTCTGAATGTCGGGACTCGATGAGTCATAAACGCCAACCACCTTGACCGCCTCGGTGATTATGGATATGCGCTCTTGCAGCTTGTCGATCTCGTTATACAGGTCTTCAGCCAGCTTGTAATCAGGGGTTGGCATGTACAGCGCGGTCGTGGCGTTCGCGATGAAGAACGGCGGGACCGGGAAGAAACCGTTTAGGCCAAGCGTGTCGTCTTTAATATCCAACACCTTATCGTATCCGATGCTGAGCCACACCACCTTGCGTTTCTGTTTATCCCAGAGTTCCCAGATTTCACCCTTTTTCCACGCCCCATCGGTATCGGTGTCACGGTTAGAGTCGTCCGAGGTGTTCATTTTCTGCTGCTTAAGCTGGATTTTATCCGCGGCCTTCGCGCCAAAGCGTTCTTCAATCTCATCTTTGGTCAGGTACGAGCGGAAGGCGACCCAGCGGACTTCTGACCAACTTCTGGCCCAACTCCACGACACATCGCCCCAATGGTAATACTCGATAGGGGCTGACTCGCTTGTCATCTCCTCCACGCCTTTGATTACTTCTGTCTCGACTTCATACCGGACCCGAGCGCATCCCAAGCCGCCCAAGAGGCGGTCTTGCAGCACAGCGCGCAGTACTGAATCGATCTCGGCGCCGTTATCTTGCACGTCGAGGTTCAGGAGGCGGTTCAGCGTGGTGGTGGCTACCCGAGCGATATCATCGTTGGCATCGGCATGGCGTCTGGACACATCAATCTTAGGAATGCTGCCGTAGAGCATCGAAGCAAGGGTGGTGGTATTGGAGTGAAACAGGTTCAGTTTGAAATTGGTCAGTGAGTCTTTATTCTGCCCGGCCGGTGTCTTACCGAGGAACTTCTGCGTGATCTTGTCGGCCTGCTTGTGCCACTGGTTCAGCATCTTGGCGCTCGCGCCGAGTTCCTCAGAGTAGTATTTATACTGCCCCTTGGGGGTTTTGGCGAAATCCTTGCGGGACTCGATAGAGGCGCCGTGCTGTTCTTCGTTAGACATCGTTTAAATCCTCAGACTCTTGATCCGGCTCGGCTGGCGCTCTCGATCAGCGAATAGTTGATCCAGACAGTATGACGGATTGAACTCACTTTTCACAGATTCGTGTGGTTCGGGCGGCTTTAAACGTTTTTTGTTGGCCACGAGGGCAAGATAGCGGAAGGAATCGGCGTAATCTGATTCCCAGCTGTGAAGCGGGGTTTCAGAGTATACCTGCTTGACCTCATCGAATTTTCTGCGATAGGTCCGCAGAGCTTCTATCCCAAGATCGCATCGGGCGCGGTTAAACCAGCAATATGGCAGTAGTAGTCGGACTGCATCAATACCGTGCTGGACTTTGAGGCTTGGGACAATATCGAGTTGGATCGTAGTGTCTTTAAATTCCGCAATAAACTGTTCGATAGTGGACTTGCCGGTTTGAAGGCTTCTGGCCCGGGCGTCGTGGGGCAGCCATATTTTGTCATAGTTGTAGCCTTTATGTCTGAGCAGGTCGAAATAGTAGGGGAGTGCCTTGCCGTGGCCTTCCTCACAGTCGATGACCGCTATACCATCCGGTCGCTCTTGGAAGAACCAAAATACCGTCGAGTCCGAGTAACCGATGTCAGCGACGACGGTTACCGGGAACTCGGGGTCGTACTCTACATCGTCAGAAACATGATTTTCTTGTTCGATTTTGGCAATAAGGGTGGAGTAATAAGTTCCCAAGAGCGCGGCGGTGAACGAGCATAACATCTCTTGCTCGTACTGGGCCTCGGACATCTGATCCTTGAGTTGAGCAAGTTCATCGGGATCAAGGATTTGGGAAGTTTCCGCATCGAGCGATAAGGAGAACCAATCATCCGAACGCTTGCTGAGCTCGTAGAAGTCGTAGAATTGGTTGCGACCTTTAGGTGTGCCGATGAAAACACACCATCCTTTTCGATCTGCAAGAGTTGGCAGGAGAACTTCGGCCCATAGACTAGGGCGACAATCAGCAAACTCGTCAACAACCAGCCCGTCAAAGTACAGGCCACGCAGAGCATCAGGGTTATCGGAGCCATAGAGCGCAATGATGGCCCCGTTTGGTAGCTTGACTGAGAGGTCGGATTCTCTGACATCGACTGCTATCCCCTGTACGGCTTCCTTCAAGTAGACCCAAGCGATGTTTTTGGCTTGTTGCCGGAAGGGGGCGACGTAGCCGTAGCGTGGGTTTTTCTTTGTCGAGTACAGCGCGCGCACTACCAGTTCGTTTACACAGGCTACCGTCTTGCCAGCACGCCGGTGCGCCACAATGCAAGACCAACGCTTAGTGCGCTGGTGGAACGGTATGAACTGCGCGCGCGGTTCATATTCAAGCTCAAATGACTTCATCTATACGCCGCACTCATCTGCGTATTTCCATCGAGTGACCTGTTCACCGTCTTTAAAAGTGTTGCTGCTCGCGAAGGCGCACCACTTGTCGCCATCATGGTACACCACCTCGAACCACGTTGAGGGGCCGAGGCATGACGTGTGGGCGATGGTGGCTAAGACCGGTCGCGCGGTATCGCGGGGGTTTTTAGGTTCCACTAGCTGCAACGCGAAACGCCGAAACATATCACCCATTGGTCACCTTCCCGTGTTCATACCGCCGGCGGGCGGCGTCCCAACCGGCCACCAAGGCGGCGACCCACAGCCATTTGTAGGCAGTCTCGCGGCCCCAGACTACGTGTAAATGTCGTCTAGGGCGGCGGTCCTTGCGTTTCGGCTGTTTATTCTCGGCGCGCATCAGAAGCTGTTTGGCAACGCAATAGCCCGCACGAACCACATCTGCCCGGTCTGCAAGTTGGTCTTGGCCAGCGCCAAACAGCGACCTGATTCCTGCTGCTGATCCAAGTCGAGGTCGGTCGGCAGACTCACATCCCCCCGTAGATCGCTAACTTCTTGCAGCAACGCCGCCGTTGCCTCGGCGTGCGCCTTGACCCGGTTCATCAAGTCGATTTCCGCTTGTGAGAGGTCACGGTAGCCGGTGATTTTCTTATGTTGGTTTTCCATGGGTTCTGCCTCAGAAGTTGTGCACGCGATCGGCGAGCGCTATGGCGTAGCCGCTCATGTGGGTCAACTGCGTTCGCATTCGGGTGGCCTCATCCGAGGGCACCCCTTGCTCCCGCGCGGTTTCCAAAAAGGCGTTGAGCGCCATTATCTTGGTGGTTATCTCGGCCAAGTCTTCTATAGCCGCTAATTGGTGCGGGGTGAGGTCAGCCCTGAAGGCGTCTATCTCCGCACGCTGCGCGGGGGTGATATTGTCAGCCATCAAGTTCAGTCCTCGGGAAATGGTTGTTATTTATCGTGATATTGACCTGTTGAGGGCCGTTATCGTCGTTTTCTTGCGTAAATTCGGTCACGCCCATCTTATTCAGCTCTGCAATGGCGACGATGGCGGTTTTAGGGTCTTTTTGCTCCGCCCTTTGGGCTATGCGGCTGAGCATGGCCTTGCGCTGGGCTATGGATGGGCCAGCGATCGCTTCTGCCATGTAATGTAGCAGTTGAACGAGGCGTTGGCCCCTATCGGAGTTGATAACCCGGCCAACGGTGTTGGGGGATGAACTGACTTGCTCGGCGATTTGCACTTGGGTGGTGCCGGCGAAGTAGTATTTGACCATCTGGACGTGCTTTGGCGTCATTCCGCGCTGGTGCGCCATGATCACTCGTTTGACTTGCTCAATATTTCGATTGAACTCGTCATTCTGGGGGTGGAACTCATCCGGTTCGATTTCAGGAAACTGGGTGAGGTCCAGAGGTTGGGTTGTTAGACTCACTGCTTCGCCTCAAAGTTTTCAGCGGTAATGCCGCACCCACCATGCATGCGCTCGTATCCGCAGGAGTTATGGTTGTGGGCGATCCCGTAAGGTCTACGGCGGGGGAGGTACCCAGATTTTGGTGCCTCACACCAATACACCCCCGAGGCCTCACCGTAAACTACAAGCCTCTCTGTTGAGGTGTCGGTAGCCTCGCACCTTGAATGCTTGCAATCTCTACACACTTTATGCGCCATTCTTGTCAGTGCTGACATGCCTAGCCCCTCTGCCGTTTGATAGTGAGTATATAGGTGGTTTACATGCGTTGCAATTCAGCCGATACGCTTTTGCCCTTAACCTATAGTCGTATCATTTTTGAAAATTGGTTTTAGGTATAAATGGAAGCGGTACGGCGGGCACGTACTCGTTTTAAAAAAGACCCCGGGGGTTTCAATCTGTAGCACGTGGTTATCATTGTAGCACGTGATTCACGTCACCCCTCTCACCTCATGTAAACACCGCGTGTAAACGCATCGAGTGTAAACGCCAGCGCTCGACACAACGCCACACAATCAAGCGATCAAGCTGCAGTAAACAGCGGCTATTAATGGCAGCGTGTAAACG